TAGTATGATTACCAGTAACTAAGAAATCTCTTATAACTCCTGATACTCTAAATGTTGGTAATGTTCCTGATGTAACAATACTTGAAAGATTAGCAAAATTAGTAGATGTTCCCATTAAATAATATTGAGGTGTATCAATACCATTACTTGCAATAATATAATTACCAAATTGAGTAAAAGTCCAAAAATCTGTGTTGCCACCTGTTAAACTAGATTTTCTTGAAGTAAAAGTTCCACCATCTAATTGATAAATATCTGTGTTGTTAGCTACAAAGTTATATACGTTTCCTGAGTTATCTCTAAAAGAGCCTGCTCCTCTAGAGTCTGTGCTAATATTATTAGATGAATAGTCTACTAAAGAAGGAAATCTTTTATAAGAATTAAGAGCATAATAAACATTAGTTGCTACGTTAGCTCCTGGATTCATATGTTGTGGTTGATCAGGTAGCCATTCTCCAAAAGGTATTTGCATTATCTATTCCTATAAAATGATAAATCAGTTTGAACATCTGTTCTTTGTTGAACAGGTGCGCCACCATATGAATCTTGTCTATCATTATTTTCACATCTTTCTAATGCAGCTTGATACATTCCTAACCAGTTTTGTGCTTGATTAGGTTCTATTCCACCAAGAAAGTTTGATGCATGATATAAAGATCCATATAAATAAATAGCTGGATGATTATTTAAAATATAATTTGATGTATTAGAATCACTAAGAGCTGTGATATTTTTATAGTATGATAAGTAACCAGTATAGCTAGTATCAGGACTAGGGCCAAATCGGAATTGTTCAGTTGCATTATCTGCCTCTATTGTATAAGATCTAGGTCTACCAGTTCTTGATCCACCTCTAATTTCAAACATATTACTTGGTGTAATATATTCTAAAGGATATTTAGTGCTTGAGACAAGCAAGTAAAAAGATCTAACTGCAATAAATCCAGATGGTACTGTTACTGTTTCAGCATTGATTGTTATAGAATCAATCTGTTCCATTTGTCTTATTCTTAACTTAGCATTAAAATCAGCTTCAGTTAACTTAATAAAATCACCAGATATTTCTGATGTAAGATCTGATCTATTAAGCCAATTAGCTATAGATGTTTTTAATTCTGCGTATGTTGAAATAGCCATTATAAATTTCCTGATGCTGTTCTAAAATATCTAAACTCACTAGAGTTTAGTTTAGTTCTCATTATTTTTCTTTGAATTTCTTTTGGTAATCCAAACCAATTATTGGATCCATTATATTCTTTAGCCCAGATCTGCAAAATTAATGGAGGTATACTAGCTACTCTTTTCATTTCTTTTGCTTTGGTTAAATAACCATCATCATAATTGTAAAGTTCTTTATTTCTTTTTAATAAAGGATTTACATCTTGTTGATTATTGATAGTTAATTTACCATCAGACTCTTGAATGTATCGAGTCTTTATACCACCATCATATTCTACAGATCTAACTTTTCCCATTATTCTGATAATTCAGTTACGTATAAATTGACAGTTCCTATTACTGCTACTTTTTCGCCAGGCGAAACTTTAAAATATTCAGAAGTTTTAGACTCCATAAAAATTTTAGAAGTAGTAGCTGTTGGATTTACACCAAACTCAATATGACAATCTGCATCTGGAATAATTCTAACATATTCAATGTTAGGACTAAATGCTGCTGATTGAGCTGATGTACCTGCAGAATTAACTTTTTGTGTTGAAACAGGTCTCATAGCAATGTGCATAAATTTCTCCTAAGTGTTATGGGGATGTTGCCATCCCCAAATTAATTATCTTCTTATAACGAATGTAACTACAGCTTTTGCAGTTCCAGTTGAAGCACCATCAGTTATCATTTCGATAGCTTGTCCTTCATTAATGTCGTTATTAGCAGTTGGCTCAGATGAATCTACATCACCTGCTGCTGAACCTGAATTAGCAATAGTAATACCACCATTAGTAATTGCAGTTCCACCAATTTCAAAACTTATTCCTGCATCAGCTCCAGATATAGCTCCTTGTAAAGCTGTAAAAATTTTAATAATTTTTCCATTGTCTGGTACTGCAACGAATGTTGAAGATGCAGTACTTACGTCTGCGATTGTTGATGTAATAAAGTAATCGTTTAATGTTCTCATGTTATTCCTTAAATGTTCCGACCTTAACCTTCTCTCAGATCTTCATTGTTAGAATCTGCTGGGGGAGCAGATTTATAGGTTACTCCCCCAAACAGGTATATTTATTATGAAGTAGTTAAGTCAGCAATTAAGCCTGACGCACCTTCGTTTCTTGACTCAAGAGTTGCTTCTACTAAAAGCTGTCTCTTTTCAGTATCACCAGTTTTTGCAAGTTCATGCATAGTGAAATCTCTCAAGAACGCAATACCCCAGTAGTTCATATCTAGAACCCAAGCATCTCTATCTCTAGAGAATCTGTTAGGTACTACTTGCAATTGACCGAAGTCAGATGCATATACGTCTACTGATGTGTATAAAGTAGCATCAGCACCTGCATCAAATCTAGTACTGTTACCAGTAAATCCTGATAACTTTTGTTTGTTGAATGGGCCAACCATAATCATAGTTGGATCACCACCAGCATTCCATACTGATTTAATTACAGATTTTAATTGTGCTTCTGTGAAAGCTCTTTGAGTTCCATCAGTTCTAGCAGTATTACCTACACCAGTTCCTGATGCACCATCAGATGCAAAGTCATCATTTGTGATAACCCATGAACCTAATGTACCCATTTTTCTAGCTGTACCAGAACCACCAGTTACTTCAGCAATGTTAGAAGTTACAGTTGCTTCCATATCTCTTTTTAGTTCTTTTGCTTTTTTAGCAATTTGGTAAGCTAATTCAGAAGCTCTACCTGCTTTGTCTACTGCTTCTTGTGTACCAGATATAGTGATAACTTTGTCCATAATTTGAGCAGAGTTAGATAATCTAGTAGTTGCAGTAAGAGCATCTACAGTTGCTTCGTCACCCTCGATTACAGCATTGTCAGTTGCAGCTGCTGCTAGAGAGTCTGTTTGCCATTCGTGTAAAACTGCAGTAGCTTTTGTTTTTGCTGCTGAGCTAATGAATGGCGTATCTGTTGGAGAGATACTATAGATAACGTCAGAAAGATCTTCTCTTTCACCTACACTATCATAAGTATCAAATGTATTTGTTGGTTGTGCCATTTGTTATTTCCTTTGTTGAGATTTAAGATTAATAATATCAAGCAAAGCACTTTTAGCATCATTCATGCTTCCAGATTTTTTTAGCTTGTTTATTTTATTTCTTATTACTTCTCGACCTGAACTAACATTTTGCTTAGCAACACCTGATTTAATTACTTTTGGTGCATTAGCTATTTTTTTTTGAACTATAGGTTTCTTATTTTGTAAGGACTTATAATTCATAGCATCTTTAGCTACCATTAGAAATCTATGATCTGCAAGAGTTCCTATTTCTTGATCATTGAATCCATAATCTCGTAATGTATTACGCATATTAAGTTTAAATGTATCAGCTTTATTAGGATCTGCAAACTCAGGTATTCTTTGTGCTGCTAACTCTTTTTGTGTTTCAAGGAAATCATTGTATTGTTTTTGTTGAGCTGCTCTTGCTTTAGATTTCATATCTTCAATCTTTTCAGATTGTTGACGTAATTGAAATTCTAAACGAGCTGCTGCAACAGGATCTTCATCAAATAATTTTTGAAGATCTTGACCACCTTGTTGTTGTCTGATAAATTCATCAGCAGTAGCAATTGTATCGTTAAGTTCTTTTAGTCTTGTTTCATAAGATTGACGCAAACTATTCTTTTGTTCTTCAAGAGATTTTCTTTCTTGACTTAAAGAATGAGTTTTTTGTCTATAATCTGAGTCTCTAGAATAACCAGCTTTCAGCTCATCAAGGCTAACCTCAATCTCTTGACCATTAACTTTTAATCGGTGGAGATTTGGTTCCTCTAATTCTGTTTGTTGTTCTTCTGTGACTTCAGTATTTTCAGATTCTTGTTCATTAGTTGCTTCAGACTCAGCTTGACTTTCTTGAACTTCCTGTTCCTCAGGTTCAGATTCTGATGGCTCTACTTTTTTAATTTCAGTTTCTTGTTGATCTTGTGGATTCAATAATCCTGAGATTTTTTCAGCAGCACCTTGTAGGTTTTGTTCTGATGACATATCGTTCCTTTCTCGGTTGACGAATTTGAAGTTGCGTTAGCTTAACTTCTTTTATTTAATTGATCTATCTCAGCTTGAGATAGTTTTCCGCTTTCCATGACACTTTGTAAATGACCTCTGATTTTGTCTACAAGATTGTAGGCTACCCAAAGGTATGTACGTTTATCATCTTCAGCGAATTTTGTATTAAAGATTTCTTCTTTGTATATTTCTAAGAGATCTTCAAATGCTTTCTTCAGAAGGGGATCGTTCAGAAGCTGTTCTGCTCTCTTGCCCTCCCTGATCTGTATTTCCTTGTCCATTAAAGAATTGTCCTTGACCTTTCACTATTTCTTTCATTAAATCACCAGACTTATTAAGATCAGCTTGTTCTAGCATTGATCTTCGTTTTAATTCTAGTTCATCAATTTTAGTTCCATATTTTAACTCAAGATCTTTAATTTTCAACTCAAAATCTAATAATTGTTGTCTCATCTGAGCTTCAATACGTTTCATCTCAACGTTATTTTTCATAACAGCTCGTTGGTTTTCACCTTGAACTTGAGCTAATGTAACTTTTTCAAACTCAGTTGGAGGTTTAGGAGGAAGTGGAGGCATTTGTGCAGCACCTACTTCTGGATCCATAAAGAATGGTTCTATACTATTTAGACCAGCATTTTCTACTAATTTCTTTAATGAGTTATAAATGTTTCTTAAATTAACCATAGGGCCATAAACATTTTGTTGTAAGTTTATAGCCTGCATTTGTCTTTCAAGAATAGCATTAATTAGGATTAACTGTTGTTCTTTTGATCCAGTACCTAATCCAACTCTAACAGTAACATTAACCCTATCCTTCCATTCATATGGTCGCATAGGGATATATTTACCTCTTATTCTAACAATTTTTTCTTTTTGTTGGTATTTACAAATAAGTTCAAATAATTTTAAACCTAAATCTTTAACACCTGTTTCTGCAAAAATTCTAGCAATTAACTCCATTCTCATTTGAGATTGAGTTAACACTTGGTTCATACCTGTTGCAGTTTTATTATTTAATGAATCAGGATTTAATCCTTGTGATGTTTTACTTACACCAGTTCTGGATTCTTTAACTGAATCTAAATAACCTAACATCCCACTAGCTTGTTCAGTAATGGGTTGTGCCTGCATAGGCATCATAACATTTTGTGGAGGTTGTTTAGTTCTAACAATTCCTCCTGGTCTATTTGTTAAAAGATCATCCATAGCTACTTGTCCATCTTGGATAGCTATACGATTATTATTAGTTAGATACATATTATCTAACATCTGTCTCATAACAGTAGATTTAATTAATTGTATATCTTCTACTAGCTCAGCAATAGATCTACCATGAAATCTATGTGGCATGATAACTGGAGTCATAGAGATGAAAGGCATATTATCTACTTCTTCAATATCTAAAAGTTTAGTAGCTTCACCAGCTGTAGTAATTTTTAATAACTCAGCTTTACCATCACCATCTACATCCATTCGAATATAGGATTCGTGAATTAATACATCTTGTGTAGATTCATCTCCATCTGTTTGACCATGTGAGAAATCTACATTTTGGTGTCTTACAAATTTATCTTCAGTATAATAATCTGTATCACCAGTAGGTAATGAATCAACTAGCTCTTGATCATAACCCATTTCAATTAATTCTGTTTTAGTCTTTTGAGTTCTATGACAAATAAAATTTGCAGTTTCAATAGACTTACATCTTCTTTCAATTAAAAATTCTTCAGGTGGTACTGGTTCTATAGTAACTTTACCATATAGTTTAGTTCTATGAATAACTACATCATGTAGTTTAATTTTATCTATTTCTTTACCACGATCATCAGTAATAGGTTCTTCGTATTCTGTATGAGCTGATACCTTAACTTCAGGATTATCAACAAGATCATTAAACTCATCATCAGTTAATCTTGTATATTCTTCTCTTTCAGTTTTTTGTGAGTTATCCCAAAATACTTTTAAGATACCATTCTTTTGAATCAATGCATCTTTAAATGCAGAATACAAAGCTAAGAATCCATTGTTCTCTTTATAAAAAATATGATTTAAATAATCAGAACATTGTCTAGCCATTTCTTCATCTTCAGGCCCAACACCTTCACATTCAAATACATTTTCACCAGCAGTAAAGATTTTCATCAAAGAAGGCATTAAACTTTCTACTGTGTCCAGGACATCATTTGAAATTACTTGAGATCTACCTTCTTGTTCATTACCAAGAGGCATACCTAAATAATATTCTAATGATTTTTTTCTTCGAGCTACAAGCTCACCACCAATATAACCTGATGCTGAATGTATTTCGTTAGCTAGTATTCTTAATATTTGTTCTTTTGATTTCATACTACATATTTTGTATCCACATTAATTGGTCTATCCCAATCAGACGTATCTAATGGTTCTGCAACACATCCATATCTGAAAGCATCAGATGCGTGTGAACACCAATCGTGGAGAGGTTTATTTTTAAAAGTTTGGTTTTTTTCATCCCATTGTTTTCTATATTGTCTTAATGCATCTAAACCTTGTTTGCATTTTTCTCTATCAAACCAGCAATTAGGTAAAGTGTTTCTAACAGATTCGATACCATGATCAACTTCTAATTTAGGAGCTATATCAAAATCTATACCAAGTTCGTTAGCAACTTCAAGTCTAGATTTTCCAGTTCCTAATTCTCTAGCCATTATATCATGAGGTGCGATATGAGATGAATAGGCATATCCTTTATCAGCTAATACATCAGCATAATGAGCAAGAGATTCACCAGAAGTTTCGTAGTAGTCAATAAGATGTATTTCTTCCCCTACTCTTTGAGCAAACCATATTGCTGTAGAGTCGCCTATACCCAAATCCCACCATGTTTCTACACCTACATTGTCGTCTACTGGTACATCAGTTATTCTACCATCTTTGTCAGCTTTAGTTATTAATCTTCCATAATAACTTCCACTAACAGCAGCAGTAAATGAACATTCAAATTCTTGTTCATACTGCTCAGGTGTCATAATTGCACGAGCTTCTTCCAGTTCTTTTTCTGGAATAACTTTTGTATCTGATGCTCGATATAACTTAGCATACCAATCATCACGACCTCTTAAAGCATAATCATAAACTTCCCAGAATTGATTATGACCCATAGGTGTACCGATAAATAAAACCCATCCTAATTTATCAGCAACAGCTGGTCTTATAATTTCTGTCCATACTCTTGGAGCCATAATTGCGTACTCATCAAGTACTACAGCATCAAATCCCATACCTCGAATACTATCAGGATTATCAGCTCCAAAGATTTGGATTCTTGACCCATTAAATAAATCTATTCTTAATTCAGATTCATTTCTTGTTCCACCAATTTTAAGCAATGGTGTTGTATAATATTTTAAATATTCCCAAGCAATACTTTTACCTTGTCGGTAAGTAGGTGCAACGAAAGCACATAAAGCTCTAGGTTTATCACAAGCAGTTTTAATTAATTCGTTAATTGATAAAACTGATTTACCAAATCGTCTATGACAAACTAAAACACTAAATCTTTTTTTGTTTTTATGTACGTCTAATTGATATTCTCTAGGCTTATAAGGAATTTCAACTATCTTTGTTTTCGTCTTTTTGCCATTCGACTTTGACTTTAACTGGTTCATCTATACTCATTTTTGTGTTTGAAGAAGTAAGTCGTGGATGAACATATGGCGCAGCTTTTTCTGCTGCATACATTTTTCTTTCAGGACTACTTGCAGGATTGTTTAACACAGCTAATAGATAATCTAAAGGAGAATGTTGATATTTTTCTGCCATTTCATCCATAGATTTCCACAAGCTTTTGCTTTTAGATCCTACAGGTCTACCAGCTCCTGGTCTTTTACCACCATGATTAGATTCTTTTTGTTCTTCTGG